GGTGGTATGAATGCATCAACTGCAATCAATGCGGGAGCGTCAACTGCAGGTTCAATGACCGCAGGGGCTGCTCAAGATGCTTCTGATGAACAAGCAGAACTTAAAGCTAAAGCGTTAGCTGAATTTAATAAACCGTTAGAACTTCTATCAGAAGAAGAATTAGCACAATTATTAAATGATCCTTTAAAAAGAACTATCAATAGAGGAATTTACAATTACGAATAATGATTAGACTAGCCCTTCAAGAAGATGTGATTGATATCTTTATCATGTTGGAAAAGATGCACTCAGAAGCGAGTACAACTTATCCAGCAATCAATCAAGAACGTGCCGTTAAATATATCTCTCAACATGTTACGAATAAAATGTGTTGGGTGAGTCAAGATAAACAAGGCATTCTCAATGGTACTATCGGTTGCTATTGGAATAACATGTGGTTCTCAGATGAAGGTGGATTATTTGATGCGTTCTTTTACGTTGACTCCTCTGTACAACATACAGGGGTTGGTCAACAACTTTTAAAAAAACTAAAAAAGTTTTCTAACAAACACAAACAACCTTTAATTATGTCAGTCTTAGACGGCAGACATATTGAAGCAAAAGATAAATTTTTTAATAAAGCAGGCTTTACACGAGCAGGCGGAATTTACACCACAAAATTATAAGGAGATACAATTATGTGCATGGGTGGCGGAGGTCAAAATCCAATTCAAGTTCAGGCAACAGAAATACCTGATTGGTTAAGAGATGCGACAAAGAAAAATATTACAATGGCGGATACAATTGCAGCTTCGCCATATCAGCAATACAATGATGCGGATCCAGCTCAACGATTTGCAAAACAAAATGATTTGCAAACACGAGGTACTGACTACTTAAAAAATATGTATGATGTCGATGGCAATTATACAGCACCAGGTAGTCAAAACTATACTAAAGCAATGTCTGGTATCGCAAATAACGCTGGCTCTAGTGCTATGACTATTGCTGATCCTAATTCAATTACGTCACAACAGTTTGGCGCACAACAAGCTGCTCAGTATATGAATCCATATCAGCAACAAGTTATTAATCAAGGATTGCAAACAATCAATCAGCAAGGTTCTGACCAACAAGCACAGTTGAGAAGACGACAAGCTGCACGAGGTGCATTTGGTAATAATAGAACGGCACTAGAAAATTCGCAATTACAACAAAATACAAATAATCAAGTCAATCAATTCTTATCTGGAACTTTAAATCAAGGTTTCCAAAATGCACAACAACAATTTAATCAAGACCGTGCAAGTCAGATGAGTGCTGATCAACAAAACATTGCTAACTTAATGAAGACTGGCCAACTCAATCAAGCGGCTCAATTACAAAATCGTGGTTTAAGTAATCAAGCCTACGGTATGATGGGTCAAATGCAAGGCGCACAAAACGCAGAGGCGATGAAGGCTTTACTTGCAGGTCAATCTGTTGGAGCAGCCAATCAACAATTTGCTCAACAAGGTGAAGACTATAAGTACAATGATTTCTTACAACAAAGAGATTATCCATTGCGTAACTTAGCAATTCGCCAAGGAGCATTAACAGGAGCAGCGTATCCAACTACGTCAACAACTTATGGTCCTGGCAACAATAATTTAGCGGGCAACATTGGAGCCTTTGCATCACTACTTGGTGCAGGTGGAATGTTTGGTCAAGGAGGAGGTTACTAATGAATAGAGATCAAGTAACATATTTTCAAAGTCTAGTTAATAATGATAAAGAGAAATCTGCATTTGAAGAAAAATATGGAGTACCTTTTTTTCAGTTTCTTCCACCAGGCGATCCTAATATTAAACAAGGTTTTGCACCTATTAGTGAACAGCTTCAACCATTAAAAGACGCTGCCAATAGTGGGTATAATGCCATGATGGAAAAAGCTAAATCAAAAGAACAAATTAATCCTTATGGTTTAACTTCTAACCCACTACCTGGAAGCCCTGCGTTTGAGGATGCAATGAATGAAATTTATTCTGAAGATAATTTTAATGCAGGGGCAAAATACGAAGCACCAAAAGAAAAAGTTCAATCGGTTAAAACTATGACTGATGAGCAAAGAAAATCTAATAACAAAAAAACTGATAAAAGTGGTCCAACTGACGAACAAAGAAAAGGTGGAAAACTTCCTAAAGAATTAGATAAAAGAGGTTTCTTTAAAAAACAATGGGATAAATTTACCGACAAAGACAGTACCGCTCCACGGAATCTTTTGGATTTTGGATTAGCTATGATGGCTAACTCAAAAGGTGCAGGTGATGACTTCTTAGGAACCGTTGCGCAATCAGTTGGTGATACAGTTGATAAAGCTGATGCAAGAAAATTATCTGCATTAGAAACTGCTAAAGAGAATAGAGCGGCTAAACTTGATGAAGCTAAAACAACTAGTGAGATCTATGAAAACATTGTAAAACAGAATACTAGAGATTTCACTGACGGTGACACTGGTACTAAGTATTCAGAGACTGATTGGAACCAAGTTGCAATATCATTACGAGAAATGGATCCTGATGCTAGTTTTTATTCTGATAATTACCTTGCTAACATCGTTGATAATAAAATTGGTATGCCAGAATATGATGAAGACAATGGTTTTCAAATTACTATGGATGGTGACAACCAAGAACAAGGATTTAAAGTTAATCAAGAGATACAATCGGTAGTTTCAATGCATGGTGAAAAAACAGATGCACAAAAGAAAAAAGTTAAAGTGACGTTGAATGGCACTCAAACTACATTGTATGATATTATGCGTTCAGAGAGTTATCAAAAAAGTTTAAATAAAACTGACAATCAAAACGTAAATGTTAACAATCTTTTATCTGAAGTTGGTCAAGGTAACTTAACAGCAGATCAAAAAGCATGGGTAGCTTCTGGTGGTAAACTAGAAGATTTTGTTGGCTACTAAATAATCAAGGAACATCATTAATGGTTAAGAACTTAGAAGAAGAGCAGAATCCAATTGCATCTAGAGAACAACGGCTGAATGCTGACGCTAGAGATATTGAACTTAATCTACTCTCTAATCCACTTGCTAATTATGAGCCTGCCTTATTAAAAGGTCAGTCAATGGATTTTTCAGAATTAAATCCTAACGCTCAAGCATTTCAAGTATCGCAATATGTTTCTGGCGATCCAACTATGCGTAATTTATTGGTGCCACAAGTTACTGAAAATTCTTTTGATGATCGTGGAGCTATAAGTAGATTTAGTCAAAGTCTTATGAGCGGTGTGATCGATACTGGTGGTCTAGCGTTACAAGGTATTTCTGAAGCAGTTGCGGCAGGAACTGCAACTGATGATAATTATAAAAATTTCTTTGAAGAATTTGCAAGTGGTAATGACAGTACTTTATGGAAAGCTGGACAAGCTGTCCGTGATGCTAATCGTGAATGGTTTGGTGAAGTAGATTTTACAGACGATGATTGGGTTGATGACCTTGGTTATGTGTTTGGTAATCTCGGTGGTTTCATTGGTGCAGGTGTAGCAGGTACTGCCGTTGGTGGGCCATTAGCAGGTATAGGTATGATGGCTGCTTTAGGTGGTGGCATGGCAGCAGGTGATATGGCTGAACGTGCTAGAAGTTTAGGTTATGATGAATATGATATTGAATTTTCAAAAGCTGTAGGAGCTTCCTTTGGTTTAGGTACATTAGAAGCAGCACCAATAGGTTTAGTTGCAAGTAAGTTATCTAAACTTAGTAAGGGCGGTAAAGCTAAGACTGCTATGTCATATAGTATTCTTGGTAAAATTATTGGTAAGAATCCAATTATTGAAGGTGTTGCTAAAAAGATGGGCAACAATAGATTAGCCCAAGTTACTGGTGATGTGTTTACAGGCGCGGTGTCTGGAGCCTTTCTTGAGGGTGGCCAAGAATACGCTCAAGCTATTGCACAAGATTATATTGAGCAGATGTTCTTAGACCCAGAAAAAACTATTGGTTGGGCAGAAAATCAATACGAAGGAATTTTAGGTGGTATTGCGGGCGGTACTTTAACTGCAATTGTTTATCCGTTTGCTAAAGCAAAGACACGCAGAATCAAAGCTGCTATCGATGCAGAAAAAGAAATAGCTGAAGGCATTGACAATATGGGTGGCTCAACACCCACTGGCGGTTTTCAAACTGTATTAGCTGATGACGATTACTACGACATGGACGTAGATGAAGAACTTGATCCGTTTGGATTTGATACAGTTGAGTTAACTCCGTTTGATGACAATGGTCCTGACTGGCGACCAAAGACTACTAAAGATGATATTGATGATGGTTCACATATAGATGTCTATGATCTTCAAGGTAGAAAAAAAAGAGTAAGAGTTATTTCAAGAGATCAAGAGACAGGTCAAGTTGATTTTGAATTAGATGGTGAGCCTCAAATTTTAGGATTTGAATATGATACTAAAAATCCTTTAGATGAAAATTTTGAATTAAGTGGTATTGACGGCAAAGAAACTAAAATCAAACCTAAAGATTTATCTAATGAACAATTATTAGCACTTCTTGCAGATAGAAGAACAAGAATTAAAGACCGTAAAAAAACAAGTGATAAGTTTGGTGCAGGACAAGACACTTATTACAGTGCAATGCGTGACGGTTTTGCTCTTAAAAAAGAAGCTGAAAAAAGAGGCATCTATAATAAACCAACTGCTGAAACTAAAGCGGTAAAAGAAACTGTTGAAGAACTAGATCCAAAAGATATAGCAGATACAGCGACAACTATACTTGATGATGGCTATTATACGATAGACAACAGACCTTCTGTACAACGTGCAAGAGCTGCTAATAAAAATTCAGCAGATCAAAATTCTACTAGAGCAGCCATTGATAAAAAAGATCTTAAAGGTAAGTTTATCGGTAAAGTAGGGTTTATTACTAAAGCTCAAGCAGAAAATTTAGCTAAATCATTTAATTTAAAATCTAAATTTATTGATCCAACTAGAGCGCAATTACGATCTGGTGTAGGGGCTTTTCAATTAGCTGGTAGTAATTCTGATTCAAGATTTACATTTCAAGATTTTGATAATCAATCAAATGTTGGTGGGGCAAATATTCCACAAATTATAGTTACTAAAATGCCCGGTAAAACTGGAAGCCGTTATATAATAAATGATACTCAAGATAACCTTAATAACTTAAACAGTTATATTGAAGAAGGTATTAATGCAATTCCGATACAATTTGTAGAAGAAGGCACAGATCGAAACAAGCCCGCGGTAAGAGCTAAACAAAAATCTCAAATTGATGAAGCCAGTAACGAAATTGTAGATATCTTTTTACCTGATGGCACTAGGTTAGAGTATGACAAACGCTCTTGGTCAAATACTTTTGGTCAAGAAGAAAAAAAAGTTGTTAAGAAGAAAACTAAAGGGCCAGCAGTTCCAACTAAATCGACACCTAAGTTTGGTCCATTTGGGGACACATTAGATGGCAAAGTTGTCGGTACAGATACAGTTCCAAGTTATGCATTAGAATATATGGAACAGATGTTAGCAAAATTAAATATGAGCAACATTAATATATTTGTTACTACCGATAAAGACCGAGATGGTAATGGACATTTGACAGAAAAAGTTGCAAAAAAACATAGTGTTTACGCAAATCCAAGCAGTGATAAAAGACGGGCAAAATTTAAGAATGAATTATCTGAACAAGGTTTAACCCGTGGTAATGTTTATATAGTTGGACGCGCACAGAAAAAATTTGCAGGACATATACAACATGAATTTGGTCCCGATTTTGAAATAAATAAAACATACACTATTAATTTAGACACTAGCTCAACAAGTTACCAAATTAAACGTATGTTTGATACTTTTAATGAAGCTGATTTAAATAGATCTGTTGACGACATGAGTATTCTTTCAACAGTGGCTCATGAAGTTGGTCATATTATGGAATGGGAATTGTTTAACAATTCTGATACTGCAACTAAAAGAGCAGTTCTTCTTGATTATCTTAAATATTTACAAATAGGTAAAACATATCAGAACTTAACGTTTACTAAAAGTAACCCTTTAAGTAGGTTAGCTGCTTTTGCTGGAAATCAACATACTGCTGAGATATATCGCAACAGCGATGGTAGTTTTAATAATGATGCGTTGATGAAAGACATTACTGACTTTCAAAATTATGAAGTTAAATATGGTGGAACTGTTGTTAGCGGTGGTGTTGAGAGACCAAGTAAAAAACGTGACTATAACATACCAAATAAGGATCAAGTATATCATGGGAGTTTTGCAGAATGGTTTGCTGAACAAAGTTCACGTTGGGCATTAACTAATATTCCACCAAAAACTTTATCAGAAAAATTTTTTGCAAAAGTTGCAGAGTTTTGGAAACGCCTATTTAAGACAATTACTCCAGTTGACAGCATTAGTAAAATGTATGAGACAAGATCACAAAATCCATTGTGGGCGCACGATTACCCTAACAAACAACCACCTCCTGGTATAAGAAGTAATTTTACATCGTGGGGTCGTTTTGATACGGCTGAAGATCAAAAGGCAACAAGCCGATATGGAGTTCCAAATGAGAAAGCTCCGTTTAATATTACAGATAAAAGAATTCAAAAGTATTTAGATGAACGATTTGTCATGAATGAGTTGGGGGTTGTTGAAGATAGAAATCAACCTTTAGGCTTTGAAGGTGTCATTGACAGATCCATAGACACTAATATTGGTTTTAACGGTGAGTTAAAAGATGGTTTACCCATAAGTAAAATTATAGAAGACCCAGAAATTGTTGAAGCAGTTGAAAAGTCCGTTGAACGTACTGAGGCAGAAGCTAAAGTTATAGTGGATGAGATGACTGAAGAAGAAAAACTTGCAGAACTTGCAGAGCCAATTGTGCCTGATGAAGCTGGTGTTGAAAGTGATAGCGGTGACGGTGATGGTACTTCAGATAAGAAAGCACCTAAGAAATGGAAAGTAAATTTTTTAAAGTGGGTACAAAGCCCGTTAAAACTTTGGAGTATGCGTAATCCTGATGGTACTTATGTCTATCCTCAAGTTAGAAAAGTTATAGAAAAATTTCAATTTAATACACAAAGTGTAACCTCAAAAATGAGTCGTATCTTTAAGCGATACAATGATGTTTGGCGTAAAGTTCCTGAAGCTGAACGTGCAGATGTATCCGCAGTTATAGTGGAAGGTGATCGCCAAGGTAAAAAGTACTCATTAGCAGAATTACAAGAAGGTATTGTTATTGGTGATAAAACAATCAAGTTAACTAAAGAAGGTATTGATGGTTACAATGAAACTCGTAACACCCTTGATGAACTTGGTACATTAATTAACGAACACAACGACAACATCAGACCTAAAGCTACTAAAAGATTAAACGACTTATTAGCTGACGTAAAAAAAACATTTGATAGTCTTGAAACACCTAAGTTTAAAGATGCAGGTAAAGTTGAAATTGTTGAACGTATTAAAGATCCTAAGACTAAAAATATATTAGGTTATGTAGTAGCACTTCCTGACGGTTGGTCAATGAAGTTTACTAAAAAAGATTTTCCAGAAGTTAATAACCCAAACGGCAAACAATTAGAAAAATTAATCATGGAAAGTGATGCAGTGAAAGCAGCTCAAGAAATAGCTATAGCTAAAGCTAAAGCTGATTTTGAAGCAGAAAGAGCCGAGATTGATATTATTGAATCTTTAAAGGAACGTGAAGAAATATATAATGAACTTAAAAGAGTTTATCGTACTCCTAAATTAAGAAACGCTGAGAAAGCTAAACTTAGAGAAGAAAATATTAATAGACTAAACGATCGTATTAGAGAAATTGAAAAAGAGATTGGTTATAAGAGAGGTTACAAAAATAGTAACCCATATCAATTAGAATTAAATCGTCAAATTGTAATGATTGATATTGAGAACTCTAGAATAAAACCTGAGTTTGATATTAAAACTAATGATGGTTATCTGCCTCATATATGGTTTGGTAGTCATAGTGTTAGAATTGTTAGCGCGGACGGTAAAGTTAAAAACATATTTAGTGAGCAAGGTTATTTTGATACAGACGCTCAAGCAAGACAAGCAGCGGAAAATTTTATTGAAGCTAACCCTAAGTATAAAGACGATAAAATTGTTGTTGTAAATAGAGGAACAACTTGGGCTGACAGTGCTGTCAGTGCAACTATACTTAATGATAAAACAATTGAAAAGTTAGCAGTATCTTTAACTGCGGATCAATTAGAAGATGTTAGAACAGGTAGACAATCATTAGCTCAAATTAATAGAGACTTAAATGTTAAAATGGGTGATAGAAGAGTTACCGCTTCATTTGAAAAAGAACGATTAGGTGCTGAAGGTTACTCAACTGACACTCAAAAGATATTAGGTTCACATATTCAAAACGTCATGCGTTTCTTAATATTAGATGAAATGAAATATGACGCTAATGAAATACAACAAGCATTAGACGATGGAAAGTATTCATCAGTTGATAACTTAATGAAAGACGAATTTAGAAACTTTATCAATGACATTAGTAATGTTGAAGGCGGTTTCGAAAATACATTTGATAGTGTATTTGATTCATTTTTTAATACAGTTGATAATAGTATTGACACCTTAACTAAAGGTAAAGTTAAAGGCTTAGATCGAGCAACACTTTATTCTGGTATGACAGGATTAGGAGCTGCAGGTGTCGTAGGTATTTTTGGCGCTCCTGTTATTGGTTTAATTATAGGTGTACCGTTAGGAATGATGGTCTACGGCAGAGTAAAAGCCTCTTCAGACGCAGGTATAGTATCCGAAGATGGATCAACTAAAGTTTTTGATCCTACTATACAAGCAATTTTAGGTATCTCAGCACATACTAAATTAGGTATGTTTATGAACTTACTATCACCGATTGTTAACTTATCGCAAACTGTTATTAATACTTCAGCACTTTATAGTTACAGCGAAATAGTACAATCGTATGGAATTCTTTCACGTTATACTCGTGGTAAAATGACTGGTACTGACACTGAGTTTACTACTATGTGGGATCAAAGATTTGATGAAGGTGGTGTAGATGTAGACCAAGGTCTATTTACTGATGGTACTGAAATGAATTTAGATCGTGGCACTATTGCTAAGTACTCTATGTTCTTATTTCAAAAAGCAGAAGTCTTTAACCGTATGATGGCTTATACGGCAGGACATACTAGAGCTACCAACAACGGCAAGACAGAAAAACAAGCTAGATTTGATGGCCAAAAAGCGTGGAACGATACACAGTTCTTCTATGACAAATCTGATACATCAAAAATTTTAAGAATAAAAGGTTTAAAAGTTGGAACTCAATTTAAAAACTTCTTATTCAAACAAACTGCATTTACTTTAGGTATATGGAAAGATGCTGAACTCAATCCATTTAATCCAAAAACTCGTTTAGAAAAAGACGATGGCACTATTGAGACTGCCGAAGAAGCAGTCGCTAGAATTAAAGAGATGCGTAAGGTAATGTTAAAACAATTACTACACATTTATATACTAGCGGGAGCATTAGGCTTACCTGGTTTACAAGCACTTGATTGGTTAATCAGATCCTTATTCGGTGATGAATATTCACCAGTTAAATTTTTAATGCGTACTAATTTAGATGCTCATGCTAACGGTGAAGCCACTGGTATGATGGGTGATCTTTTTGTTAAAGGTTTACCTACTTTAGTTGGCCAAGATATATCATCTAGGGTTGGTTTAGGTAATAGATTTATTCCTTACAATGATCGTTTGAGTATCGGTGATAACTTAATGGATCAATTTAAAGGTCCGTTTATATCTACTTTAATTAACGCTCGTAAACTACAAGAAGCTGGTGCTACTTTTGGTGATCAAACAGTTAACATCACAAGTGGTATTGGTAAACCACTAAAAGGTATTGAGATGTTAGCAGGCGGTCAAGACTTGGCAGTATTAGCGACAACCGATATGAGTACGTTACAATTGTATGCTGAAACAGTTATGAAGAACTTAGCCAGTCCATCTAATATTGTTTACACTAGTGGTTACAAATCAGGGCAAGTAGTTAGTAATAAAGTATCTAGACTTGATGTATTCAACTATATGATTGGTGGTCGCCCTACTAAGTTCTCATTAGAGTCTGACTTAAATGAACTATTAATGTTTGATGATAACAATTTAGATCGTGAAACCAAAAAAGTTTATACCGACATGGCATATGTATATACACGTTATGCTAAAACTGATCCTGAAAAGTTTAGAGAAGAATTAAATCGTATTCGAACTGAAGCACGAGAGGATGATATTCCTATTAACAATGGTTACATCCGCAGAATGTTTAGAAACCTTAGAAATCCTAGGGCAATCAACACAGTTAAGAAATTAAGAAAATCTCAACGACCAGAATATTTAAAATATATAAAGGATATGAAGTAAATGGCTACCCAATCACAACAAAATCGAGAAGCAATCATCGAATTAGATAAGAAGGTTGCACTACTATCACAGGAAGTATTAATTATGCGCGACAATCAAATGGAAAACCTCTCAATTGAGGTACAGGAATTAAAGAAAAGTGTTAACCAACTCTATAAATTAGCTGTTGGATTTGCTATAATGTTGTCAGTAATATTTGCAGATACAGTCCAATCTATGTTTGGTCTGATATTTTAAACAAACTGGACGCTCGGTTTGGTTTATGAATGCTTCATCAAAGAAGGCACGTTTGCCGTATTTGTAAAAAAGAAAAAGCAGTACAAGAATTTTATGTTAATAATACTCATAGGAAAACTCCGACCATTGACGCTTGTAAAATTTGCAAACAAAAACAAATGCAAGAGCGTTATGCTAGAAGCGATGCTTCATTTTTAAGAAGAAAAATTAGTCACAGTAAAAGATCTAATCGCCACGGTAACATACCGATAGCGGTTGATGTTGAGTTCTTATTAAAATTATTAAAAAAACAAAAAGGTTTGTGTGCCTTATCACATAGGCCTATGACCCGGATTATTGGTTTAAAAAAAAAATGCAATACCAATATGAGTATTGATCGCATTAACAGCGACAAGGGTTACACAAAAAAAAATGTTCAGTTGGTATGTGCCGATGTGAATGTTGCAAAGAATGACTTAAAGCAAAAAGACTTTATTAAACTTTGCAAATTAATTTCAAAAAATAACTAGGAGAAAACAAAATGCCGTTCGAGATGATTACCATGCTCGGCTCAACCGTGTTAGGTGGAGTTATGAGTATATGGTCACAAAATATTAAAGCCAAACAAGCAGAACAAAAAATGTTATTGGCCAGAGCTGAAGTACAAACAGCAGCTTTTAAGGAAGCAAGAGAATATGAGAATGAAGGGTTCCAATGGACCAGAAGAATTATTGCATTAGTCTCTGTATTTGCAATCGTAGTACTACCTAAAATCGTACCATTGATTGCACCAGACACACCAGTCGTTGTGGGCTTTACAGAATTTAGACCAGGGTTTTTATTTATTGAAGGCAAAGACGTAATGAATTGGGTACCACTCAAAGGGTTAGTTATAACTCCGTTAGATACTAACTTAGTGTCAGCTATTATTGGCTTATACTTTGGTGGTTCGTTGGTTAAAAAATAATGTTTTTTGTAATCACAATAATGCTGACGTTCTATGAAGGTGAACAATTCAGTCGAGAGTACCTACAAAGATCTTTTCAAGACACATGGAGTTGTCACGAGTTTATCGCAGACAACAAGGTGACTTTATTAGCACCACTTTTAATAGAATATGGTGATCAGCTTCAAGGCTTTGAGTTTTATTGTGAAAGTAGATATGGCGAAGAAGTCTAATTACTCTCACCCCTCCACAGGCAAAGTAAAAACTTTTACTCAGTTAGTTGATTTTTTAAAAGAGAATCAAGAACGAATGACTGATCACTCACGAACTTGCACTAACCATACTGTAAATAAAAATCAGCGTGGTGAGTGTTGTAAACAACAAAAAAAATATCGAAGGGCAGCAAGAAGATGATAAAGAATATATTAACAATGGTAATTATTATCACATTAGTATTGTTTGTTTTTGGTTGGTTAATGGATCAAGCAATGGCAGACGTTACTGGTGCAGAAGCAACAACTAATACACAAACAAATAGTTCAGGAACAAATACTGCCATAACAGGCGGAATGCATACAGAAACAGATAGTACAACTAATTATCAATCTGGTTCATCTTCTAACACCACTACTACTAACACCACTAATAGTACTAATAACAGTTTTACAGGCGACACAAGAGTCGTGCCTAGTGCTAATGCAGCGGCAATCGGCAACATGAATCAAATGGTTTGTACATCATCAGTGTCTGGTGGTATTCAAAAATTTGGTCTTGGTGTTTCAGTTGCAAGTCATCAAAGAGATCTAACGTGTGAGTTAGTTTTACTTGCTAAAACTTTACACTTAATGGGTATGAAAGTTGCAAGTTTGGCGTTGCTATGTACTGATGAAAGAATTTTTCTTTCTATGGCTCATGCCTCAACTCATTGTCCTTACATGGGTTTGATTGGAAGTCAGGCCGAAGAGCATTATCAAAAGTATCCTAAGTTACGACCTGACTATGAGACTTATACTAAAGACCTTCGTTACATAGATTCAGTTGATAAAAAAATTGAGCAAGAGGAAAATAAAGATGAAACTACTAACGTCATTAGCCACTCTGGTGGTGTTGTTAAGTTGGGTAACCAATAGTTTAGCCGATTTAGTTGAGATACAAGAAGACTGGCCATCTATAGGGGACACCACGACAACTACTTATCACGCGCATGGTACATCTGTAACTACTTCTAATCTTATTAGTGAAAATTGGATTGATGGATCTTGGGTTGGAACTATGTTTCCAGACTCAAGTGATTTAAGTAATGAGTCTCTTTATCTGACAGGTAAAGATGGAACGTATGCACAAACTACACTTAGCTCACAAGATTACTTTACTTTACAAGAACTTCAAGGTGGTTTTACTAGTGTGTTTGGTGTTCAAGCTCGATGGTGGAACTCAGTGCCATCAACTTTTACCATGACACAAATTGCAACAACATCTAATGGTGATAGTACAACACAAATTTTACTTCTAGAAGATACTACTAATCATAACTATCAGTTTTATCCTTATCAAAATACTTTGATTGTAAACCCTAGTGCAGATATTCAACATGGAACTCTAACCGCTCGGTTTGATTTTGATATTTTAGATGATACTAAAATTAATTACAACGGAGGTCATGCTGGCGTTGATTTGAAATCGCCTTCTCTAAATGTAAGTTACAATACTTACACAAACACGGTCTCTGTAGATACAGTTTACTGTTATGAAAAGATACCTAACGCATGTCCCGGTAACGATGAAATTGTAGCAGCGGGAGAATTGATTGAAAGCATAGATGTAGAGGAATGGATAGATATTTATGACCCCAACGAAGAAACAGAAATTTTTAATATTCCTAATACTGACATTACTTATTTTGAATATGAGTATGAAGAAGATCTTTACACATATGAAGAAGATAATTTTAATTATGATGAAGCAACTGTGCTTATATCTGACGATTATTTTGACGTTGAGTACTTCGATGCTGAAGAAATTAACTTTGAACCAAACAATATTACAGTTGAAGAAAATCTTGAACTTGAAATAGAGTTTGAAACTAGTGTGTCACTAGACAATGAAAATGAGTTGTCTTTAATAACTTTAAATAATGACACCGATCCATATCAAGAAGAAGAGTTTAATCAAGAAGAATTTATTGAAACCTATGAGCCTACACTTAATAATCAAGATGATGTCTCAACAGGACCAATCGATGAACCAACCAACTATAGTGAGGATAATTATGTTGAAACAAATTCTAATGAAGAGATTGCAATGGTTGAAGAACCTATTCTTTCCACAAGCACCGATGAAGAAACCTATCAAGAAGAAACGCCAATCCAAGAAACCTACCAAGAAGAAGTTATCAACGAAGAGGTAGTTGAAGAAAATGCCATTGAGAATGAATCACCCATTACAGAGGAGCCTATCGCAGAGCAACCGCAAGAGACAGCAGACGTTGAAGAGCCAGTCGAACAGCCAGAAGTCGCTGACGAATCAGTCGAAGAAGAAGTAGTTGAGCTAGAAGATACTAAAGTTGTGCAAATTGAAAAAGCCATTGCCGATAAGATAACTAATGTACGACAAAAAGTTGAAGTAACATTGTCAGTAGTCAGTGAAATTTTAAGCCGAGATATTATTCAACAAGAAGTAAGTCTTGCTAGTTACAATGCAATTAATGAAAGTTTCTTTGAGAACCAATTAGACTTCCCTGACGGTAACATGGATTTCTTTAAGCAAATAGATTTAGTCGGTTATGATTATGAGATATATCAGCAACAAGTTTCTTTGTCAGTTGATGATCCTGTAACCGCTCATGAAATAAAAAAAGAAAAACTTAAAATTAAAACAGAAGACGCATATAAAAAATTAATGGAGTTAAAAAATGCAAATAATATCTAAACTACAAACAGTGGGAATGCTTATAGCATTGGTTTCAGCAATCGGAGGTGGCTTTTATACCTGGGGTACATTTAACCAAAGACTAGATGTCATTGAAAAAAAGAAAGTTCAATCAATTGATCTTACAGAAATTCATGATCGCATTGCAGAATCAAAAGATGGTTTAAGCGAAGAACTTGAAGTCTTACAAACAGATTTACAAGCAATGAAAGCACTTATTAAAATCAACGAAGCTGCCATAGCCTACATGGAAGCCAAATTAAATGAGATTAAAGAAGAGCAAAGTAACCCACTACTCAGATAAATAGATGAGAACAATATTAAAAATAATTAATAAGTACGCAGGTAAGATTAATAGTTGGTCTTGGACAAAACTATACGGAAAAAAGGTTTCCAATTAATTTTATTTTTCTTGATTTATATAGAGTTTTTTTTACTTCTAACTGGAAACCCCAACCAATAAAATCAATGACTTAGGGCATAAACCAGAGGATTTTCAGTCCTTTGCTCTACCAACTGAGCTATCGAGCCGTACTAGAAAACTGCGAAAAATTAATTAGGGGTTTCCACTTTTGCGTTAGGGGTTTCCACTTTCCCAAGTATCCATTGCTTTCTTTGCCATTTTATAATTTCTCGGCAAGTAAGTTTCAAGTATTCTTTTAGTAGACTCAAGACTATGACCAGATACAGCCGAGATCATAATATCATTTACTCCCAACTCAGCCATTTTAACCATTCCTGTTCTGCGTAAATCATGAAATCTTTTTTGCGACAAATTATGTTTGCGTCTGAAGTTATCAAAATCTTTTCTAAAACTCCAGTACGAATTTTGTTGTAACAGTTTATGATGATTGTGTCCTTGTAAACTTTTATCAAGTACAATTTTTAAATCTTTATGTACTGGAAAACCCACCAATTTCCTTGATTTCTTCAAGGTCTTTGCTTGTTGTAAAGATATTTTCTTACCATCATATTGATCTCGATCTAGGTCTAAAATGTCTCCAATTCTTTGGAGCGTATACAATCCCATTAAAAAAACTAAATAGTTATTTGGATGCAAGTCATCCTTATGTTTATGCACTAAAGCTATTTCATCATCTTCCCACCTTTGATCCCTAGGTAGTGTTGCTAACTTGCCGTATTTCGCAAACGGATTAATTGGTTGCAACTCTCTTAGTTCAGCTTGATTAAAAAGTTTACGCATAAAACTTAAAATCTTATTAGCTGCATCGTTAGATTTAACTTCAGCATAGTCATCTTTAAAATCTCTAACATCTATAGCGGTAATTAAATTTAATTTATAATCACCTATCACTTCCTTTAAAGCCTTACAAAATTTTTTATCATCTCGTTGTGAAAAATCACTAAGAGACTTATGATGTTTTGATTTTAGATACCAATCACAAGCCCACTCAATAGTACCATGAGTTGTAGCACCATCGAAGCTGCTATCAATTGCGGTATACATTTTATGAAATTGTGGATGGTCTGGTGATACATTTATTTTATGTAATTTTTTATTACGAAAATAGTAATAGTATTTTTTAATTATTTTTTTAGATTTTTTAGAACGAGATCGTCTAGTGATTATTTTTAAGTAGGGATAGTTTACTTTCATAATGTTTTTTTAAGCCACTATCCCGCTGAATTGTGTCATTGTCTAGCCAAGCATCGACTTTTTTTATGTCGTAACGGTTAACAACCAGCTCTAATTTAGGGAAGCCAACAGCCTGTAAACGGTGTTCTTTGGCCAAAAAATTGGGATAACTTAATCCTAAATATGTAGCAATCTCTTTTTTATTCTTTAATCTTTTCGTCATTGTTGTTTATTTTTTGGTTTTGGATTCTGCTTTGCCATAAGCCGACTGTGACTTGACTTACTGTTAAGACAAAAGGAATTGTGTATTCAATATCTGACATTGGTATATCGTTAATAACTTTAGTTGGTGATTTACCTTCAGCTTCATAGTTACTATATGATAAATGTAAATTAACAAAACCACTTTTAGAAGGTACTAAACACGCATAAATTAAACCTTTAAAATATCTTTTTTGATCTTTAAATTTAATGATTGACCAATTATTCAATGAAGCTCTGTATATTTTAGTGCCAGGAATAACATCACCAATTTCAGCCATAATACTAACACCACTATAAGTGGGAGATTGTGAGTTTAAAGCATACCAACCCTTTAAAGACTGTCCGTCTTGATAACCACCTACCCCTAAAACGAATTTAGGAAATAGCATTTGTGGCGTTTGCTGCGGTTCTAATGAAGAAATAGAACAGTCATCAAATTGTGAATACCAATTACCCAACACTGGAATGGTTGCATACATATCTTTATCAAAAGTAAGATTTGTAACCACATCCTCTTTTTTATCAATTGGCATAATTGCCTTAAATTCTTCCCACTCTTTTTTAAATTTAGGGTAAGCAGCAAATACCTTATTAATCACACCAATAGTAGTAGTGTGACCTTCACCAGGTTCTCTATATTCTTTTTGGATATTGTATAAAGTCTTAACACTAACGCCTGTTTTAGTAGCAACATCGTTTAACTTTAAACCGTGCTTAGTCTGAATTCTGTCAATAATAAAATAGAAATTATCTTCGGGTCTGCGCTGTACATACTTACCCTCTTTGTCAAAATATGATCCTATACCTGCGTTTGACTCTGTAGATATATCTGTAGGTTTGCTCACTTTAGCTTTTTCTATAATATTAGTTAAATTTTTTCGCAACATAAAAATATTTTTTCTGATAATTTTTTCACATTACAGACAATTGTAAATTGTTGTCAAGTTTTTTTTACATAGCATGTGCATTAATATTTATTTGAATTGATAAAATTAATACTTGAAGCATTTATATTTTTACTGTAAAAAGTCTACATACGGTTCGAGTATGCTTCGAATCAACAAATTTTAAGGCAGATTATTTAGTTTCTAATCCGAGCATACCTTCCAGTTTCTAGTAGTCTGCCTACATTAGGAAGGTGTAAAAAAATGCAAAATGCTCACGAAAAGTCTAATTTAACATTAGAAATACTAGATGATCTCTCACAAAACCCCAATGGTGCTGTTAATTTAGATACTGACGATCTACTTGAGATCCAGTCACAAATTAAAAGTTCGGCAGATTACACAAAGTTGCGGACGTTGCAATTTCAAGATGTGTTATCTACCCTATTTAGCAGCCATGCGGAAGAAGCTAGGAAGGTAAAGAATACTATCGGCCAAGTATCTTGGAATGATTCTAAGAATCCACAAGTATCTGTGTCCGCTTCTAGCCCAACAGCTATTAAGTGGGATTCTAAGGCAATGTTAAAGGTCGTTAGTAATATAGATGATAAGGCTATGGAGTTTCTTCAACAATTAAATAAGTGTGGAGTGACTGTAAAGATAGAAGTATCTGAGACTAATTGGACTAAACTTAAAGCAAGTGACGAACCATTAGCTAAAGCCGTTAGAGGATTTCTAGAGCCTCATAGAACTATCACTGAAAAAACCCCCTCATATAAATTAACTGTAAAGGATCTCAAATGAACGGATATTCTATAATAACCCCAGATCAAAGGGCTACACACTTGGAAAGCCAAGGGCCTAAGATCTTATTAACAGGTCAGTATGGTGTAGGCAAGACTTACACTATTCAAACTATCCCTAAACATATGAAGACTATTGTACTTGATATTGAAAGTGGATTAATGACTGTCAACCAATGGTTACGCACTAAAGCTGGTGATCATGTTCAAACAATTAAGATTGGTGAGTTTCAAGACTTTCTAGATATAACTGTTTTAGCATGTGGGCCAGATAAGTCGGCACATCCAAGTAGCCCAATGTCACAAAATCACCACGACAGTGTAATGAGCAGAAGAAGTCAAGCTGGTTACAATGTTGAGGCTGAGAAAAAAATGTTTCAAGACGCTGACGTATTTTTTATCGACAGTATCTCGGATCTAACTAAGAGAGCCTTTGCCCACCATAAAGCCTTAGAAACATCAAATAATATGATGAGGGTTTATGGAAACATGGCAACAGATGTACTAAGTGCGTTACGCCATTGGCAACACAATCATGAGAAAACAGTTATATTTTCATGCAAACTCAATACTGAGGAAGACGATTTAGGTCGTAAGTCTTATGTCATTGAAGCTGAAGGTAGACGAATTAAGAATGAACTTCCTGGAATTGTAGACGAAGTAATTACACTTGCGGTAATTCCAGTGAAACAAAAAGACGACACAACAAAGCCCGAAAGAGTTTTTGTTTGTACTAGCCCCAACCCTGGAGGGTATCCTGCTAAAGATAGAAGCGGACGCTTGGAGGGAATTGAACAGCCTTTATGGGGAAACTTGTTCAAAAAAATGCAAGGAAGTAGCGGAGTAGAGAATAAAGTAAGCACAACCAAACCAATCTCTACCCCTATTGTTCCAAAACCAAAGGAGACAACTTATGAATAATACCTTTAATACAGATTTTAGTAAAGCCACTATGACGGCTCATGCTGAATCTAAGAATCAGTTCTTAAAAGAGAACAACATAGTCATGGAAACAAACGAACGTAAAGCCCTACCAGACGGAACTCCCGTGGTTTTAGGCATTGCGATCAATCACAAGCACCTTCAAAAACAAGTTGAGAATGGTGTAAAAACTCAAGATCAGGCTTATCTAAGTGGAGCTGGAACATGGCAAGTGCCTTTTACTATGACTGTATTAAGTCATGGCAATGCACAGTTGATGAATTCCTATCACCCTATCCAAAGTGATCTTGCAGACAAACCAACCTTGGAAATGTTTAATACAATCGATGATGCAACTCAAGCTACGCATTATCCAAAAATCCAAGACGCAATAAGAAACGGTACATCAGGTAGCCCAGCAAATAATTACGCTGCCAAGTACAAAAAAATTCTCATGCATTTAAAAATGAGTGAGACTTTTATTGGTGATGTATTATCTTCTGCAAATAACGTCATGAACGATGGTTCAAACAATGCTGTGTTTAACCTTGGCGATGACGGTTTTATGGCAATGACTGGTTTAGAGTTTGCTGCAATTCTCAAGTTAGAGAAAAGCACAAACCCAGATTACCCTGATGATAAGAACTCAGTTAAGAAGATTATACTTCCTAACGACCCTCAATATCAGACCATCATGGCTAGTAGACAACCCAACTTGAAAACTTTTATACCAAAAGATGAAGCTGCTGAATTTAATGCTTCTGATTTAGGTAAACTAGATCAAGCAATGACATCACCTACCGCACCAGCGGAAGGCGAATGGGCGCAACCTTCTTGGCAACGAGAAAGCTACACATAAAAAATTAAGGGCGTAGGTCGTTACAAGGGTTCGTTCATTACCCACCTTCCTACCTACGCCCGTTAGGGGTAATAATGTCAAAAGTTATAAGTTTTGAAAAAGAAAAAGCTAAAAGAATTAAAGCTAGGTCAAAGAATTCTATACTAGAATTTTTACAAGACGCTGGAGTACAAATAGAAAATGTACAAGTCAATGTAGACCAAGACGATGAAATAGAAATTTTTTTTGAGCCAGAGGATACGAATGATTCTTAGACCTCGCCAAGAAGAATCAGTAACCAAGTGCATTGAAGCACTTAATACAAAAGGTAATACCCTTTTGGTAGCAGCGACAGGCTATGGCAAAACTGTTGTCACTTCAGATATTATCGGCAAGATAAAATCTAATAAAACTTTAGTTATTCAACATCGTGATGAACTCACGAACCAAAATCTAGGAACATTTAGTAGATTAAATCCAAGTATCGCTACTAGCATTGTCAATGGTGACAACAAAGACTATAGCGGTAAAACAATTTTCACCATGGCACAGACTATGAGCCGTGAAAAAAACTTATGGAACCTACCACCAATAGACTTATGTGTTATTGATGAAGCCCACCATGCAGCTAGTGATAGTTATTTAAAAATTTTAGATCACGCTAAATCTTTAAACCCCAATTTAAAAATCTTTGGAGTTACCGCTACACCTAATCGAGGTGACGGTAAAACTTTAGGTAAGATTTGGAACAATTGTGCTGATCAAGTACATATCGGTGAATTAATTATGAGTGGTTTATTAGTACCACCAGTAACTTATCAAATCGATTTAGGTTGTAACGATAAGTTAAAAGAAGTTCGACAAACTATGAACGACTTCAACATGCAAGACGTTGAGGACATCATGAATAAACAAGCACACAACAAGTCAGTGGTAAAACATTGGATGGACAAAGCTGGTGATCGTAAGACCATTATCTTTTGTTCGACAGTGGCCCACGGCATAAGCGTGTTAGATGAATTCATGAGTAGTAACATTAATGCAGAGTTAATTACAGGTGAGACACCAGAAGCTGAAAGAAAAGAGATCTACGAAAATTACGACTATGGTAATACCCAAGTTTTAATTAGCGTTATGGTTTTAACTGAAGGTTTTGACAGTCAGCCTACAAGCTGCGTTATCCTTCTTAGACCTTCATCATACAAATCAACAATGATTCAGATGATCGGTCGAGGTCTAAGAATTGTTGATCCAGATAAATTCCCTGGTGTCGATAAACGAGATTGTATCGTGTTGGATTTTGGTATTAGCTCCTCCCTTCACGGCACATTAGAGCAAGAGGTAAACTTACTAGAGACGGATAAAAAACCTTCTGGAACCTCCCCCCACAAAACTTGTCCAGAATGTTTGGCAGAAGTTCCTCTTGCTTCTTTAGAGTGTCCATTTTGTGAGTACAGCTTTCAAAATAAACGCATTCAATCAATGGGTAAAGAAATTGTCATTGATTTTAAAATGCGTGAAGTTGATCTATTAAAACAATCACCATTTTTATGGGTAGATTTATTCGGCCAGGGAGACACCTTTATGGCTACCGGGTTTGATTGTTTCGCTATGATGTTACAACTAAATCCTACCACTTGGTGCGCCATTGGTAGAGTTGAAGGTCGTCAAGCATACAAATTATTTGTTGGTGAAAGATTACACGCACTAGCGGTCGCTAATGATTTTATGTGTAAGCATGAGCAAGGTGACTCTGCTAAAAAAAGTCGAACGTGGTTACAACAACGACCTACTGACAAACAGCAAAAAATGCTGAACAACAAATTCAAACATGATTATTCCATGACTAAGTATCGAGCAACCGCTTTGATCAAGTGGAAGTTTTACGGCTCTCTCATTCGAGACATCGCTTTAATAGAGGGACGTAGAGTTGCATGACCGAGAAAAAAAGAGCAAGGGGTGTACATGTACCATGGAAAGTAAAACGCAAGGTACTCGAAGAGAAGCTGAACCTATTAGACGCAAGGTTCAAAGAAACTCTAATTACATTTCAAATGATTATTCATACCATTGTCAAACGCAACAAAGACCAAGCGTTGGCACCTATATTGGAAGCTGCATTAGATGATAAACTTTATCGGTCAGACTCATTGGTTAAAAAAATGGTTAAAGACAAACAAGTCGTGGGTGAATGCGGTCTATGTTCAATCAATTGTTATGGGACCGAAGCTATGCCACGCAAAGTATCATTCCCTTGTGGTTTGGTTAAATGTCCTTTTGAAAAACATAAAGCCAACAAACCAATTCACAGCGAAGAAGCATTACAAACATTATTACAAGTAAAGAGAGATTATTATGACCGATGATATGGTAAACCACCCACCGCATTACAAGCAAGGCGAAATAGAATGCAAGGATTCAATCAAATCTATGTTGGGTATTGAAGGCTACCTAGCCTATTGCCGTGGGCAAGTACAAAAATACACTTGGAGAGCGCCTCACAAAGGCAAACCCATTGAGGATTATCAGAAAGCACAATTTTATCTCAACGAGATAGTGAAATTATTACAAGGAATTAATTAACCATGACGGAAGGAAACAAAATGATCGAAATAACTTTAGAAGAATACAACACATTAAAACAAGAGAATGCATTGTTGAGACGACAGATTGTCGAGGAAACTAAGGCACGTTACACCACTTATAGACGTATGCAATATTACATTGAAAATCAATCAATCGTATTACGCAAAATTAGTCGTTGGTTTCAAGGATTTTATAAGTGAACTTTAACACTAATTTCAGTCCAACCCCTGGTGAACTTTTTAATAAGAAAGTTGCATTAGCCCTAGACACAGGTATCGAAGCTAAGAATAAAAAACAAGCTAGACGAAAATACCTTGGGCCATCAGCTATCGGTCGTGACTGTCAACGTGAAGTGCAATACGGCTACATGGGTCAAGAGAAAGATTTTGATTTTCAAGGTAAGACTTTAAGAATTTTTGATTTTGGTCACAAGTCAGAGGAACTTATGGTGGATTGGATGCGTACTGGTGGCATTATTTTACAAGATGTTAATCCAAAAACGGGTAAGCAATGGGAGTTCACTCTTAATGTTGGCAAGGAAGGTAAAGTATCTGGCCACTGTGATGGCATTATTAAAGGCATTGAAGATTGGGTACAAGACCGAGACACCATAGAAGAATATGTCAGAGGGTTTCCATGTTTATGGGAAGCCAAGTCAATGAAAAATTCTAAGTTCAATGAGTATAAGAAAAAAGGCGTGAAGCAAAGTCACTATGGTTACTATGTACAAGTCCAGCTCTACATGGCATTCATGAAATTAACTGACAATCTATGTTGGTTTACTTCAGTCAATAAAGATACGGCTGAAGTTTGGCATGAGTTTGTGGGTTATGACGCTGAAGTTGCCCAACAATATTCTGATCGAGCCTTTGAAATTATTACCGCTACCGAACGTGGCGAACTATTACCCAGAAGTTTTAATGATCCATCATATTTTCAATGTAAGTGGTGTGACTATCGTAAAACTTGTTGGGGTGAACGAGCAATTTAACAACTAAAGAAAGAAAACTAATGCAAACAACACTTCAAGAACCTTGGCGTAGACATGGTGTAACTGTCAAATGCCTACATGAGACAGGTAAATATTATATTAATGCACAATACCGACCTATGCCTGATGGCAGATTAATGTCGGTTAAAATCTTTCATAAATACCAGGAAGATATCAATAACAAAGGTTCCTATGTTGCAGTCTTTTCATCTTATTTAACTGAGATGATACAAAAATTTCAAGATCCAACCGCAGGGTTAAGAGAGATTGCAGATAGAGAACTAAGAAGAACTGACGGCACCGCTATGACTATTGTTGGTCATGTCGCTGATCATTTATTAACTGATTATTATTTGGAGGAACCACTATGAGAAAAATGGATGCAGCTGAAAAAACTTTAGAGAAAGTATTCGCAGCTATGAATAAACATGTACAGCCGTTGATCGATAAACATGTCGAGAAGTGTACTAATGACGCTGAACTATTGCGTGATGAATTACAGATCTTGGGTAACTTTCATTCAGGAATAGTAAAACAAATTTTAGATATTTTTGATAAACATGAGAAAATTTTTGAAGGCAACAAAGACGCAGCTTTTAACGAATTTATTGCCGGGAACATAACCCTTGCAACTATGCCAATCCCAAGAGAAACAGAAAAAGGAAACTAAAATTTAATGCCCTTGAACCCCGAAGATGAATACGGATGGTAATGAATAATTTTCGCACGGATTACAGTCAACCAACACGCATAGATACGGACGCTATCAAGTTGTATCTACAAACTTTGTATGGTTATTGTGACGGCTTTATTCCTATTCGTATGTTTATGGAGAAGGGCGTAGACGGCACAAGCCACTATCAACAATTACATTGGATCCCAACTAGTAATTTAGATGACATGCACCAACACCTCAAACCCTTAGTTGAGCGTGGACGTAATTTTAAAATGGGGGTGTATGTTATCCCTGGAACGGTAGCTGCAAGAGATCAAGCAAAAGCTAGTGACATTATTAACTACCCATGTTTTGTGGTTGATATCGATAGCGGTGATATTGAAGCGTCAAAAAATTATATCATTGCCCAACTCGGTCAACCAAGTTTAGAAATATATTCTGGCGGTAAGACTGCTGAAAATGTTTACAAGCGACATTTGTATTGGAAGCTAACAGAACCTGCCATGGGAACTGACATCACTCGTATCACCTCGGCTCAAAAATTAGCAGCTCAAAAGATTGCAGCGGATCCTAGTTTTGGATCGGCCCACCAACCTATTCGCCTCCCTGGAAGCATACATCAAAAAAATAATGTTGCTAATCAAGTACGCATAGCTAATCACTCAGCGATTGAATATGAGCTGGAAGAATTAATCGACAGCGTTAATAACATGGCAATCATGCCAGGGATACAAGTTAACGAAAAAACTTTAGGTGACAACAAAGTACCAATGGAAGACATGTACAAAGAGCAAGTGTACGAAGGAGCAGACGCAGGTGAAACTAGATTTGAAGCTATGGGTCGAGCGATTGGGTGGAGTTTAACAAGACACTTTGAAGGTCATTGGACATTGCAAGAGGCTTGGAACGATGTTGTTGGTTATAATCAAACTAAAGTTAATCCACCATGGGAATTAGATCGAGTTAAAAAAGATTTTGATCGTATTTTTCAAATTCATTACGACAAACATGGGGCGCCAAAAATAAAAAAAGAGCAAGTGGCACTTGAAGGTGATGATTGGGCGGATATTGTGGATGACGATACCCCACTACCACCAGAAATCATTGAAGGATTGTTGCGTGAGGGTGAGTTTATGGTTATCGCTGGGCCACCGAAGTCGCAAAAATCATTACTCATGCAAGAAATGGCATATTGTATTGGCACTGGAAATAAATTACTCAATCGTTTTGATGTACCAATACCGCAGCAAGTCGTAGTCGTTCAAGCAGAGATGTCAAAAGCCCAGCTCTCGGCAAGATTAAGAGCCGTGAAAGTAAACCCGGCCGAGAAAGCATTATTAAAACGCAATGTTAAATTCACTTATCGATTTACTAAAGTATTGGATGATGAAGGCTCTAAGGATGTTAAAGATTGGGTCGATCGAAGTTGTGGCAATGATTTACCGCAAGTTATTATCTTTGATCCACTATCTAATATATTCGCGGGCGATGATGAAAACTCTAACGTGGAGTTGATGAAGTTTATTCGAGATCGCATTTGGGTCTTACGAGATCAGATTAATCCCAAAGCTGCTATCATACTTATTCATCACTCGAACAAAGTTAACAGAAATCAGATGATGGAAAACCCATTCCTAGCTATTCGAGGGGCTTCAGCAATCCAAGGGGCTTATGATGTGGGGCTATTCATCACCAAAACAAGCGAAGATACGCAAGATCGTAGACTATTTTTTCAAACACGAGCAGTTATGGAGCCAAAACCAATGACAGTTTTCTATCATGAGGGACATATGTGTGATCGTGGGGACGCATTTGATCGAGATTCTGGCGTAAATATCACGGATGACATGAGTATGGATCGATTTAATCAAGTCAATAAGTGCCTAGGGCTGCTATTTCGAGAGGCAAGTAAGGGTAAATACTACAATAAAAATCAATTTGCGTTGAAATTTTCAGACAAATATCGTCTGGGTGGAGCCTCTACTATCAAGCGAAATCTGTCAACATTACTGACCCAAGGGTGGATTATGTTATTTGACGGGGAGCAAGTTGGTGAGAAAATTATCAAAGGCGGTAAGTTTTTATGTATCAAAGATATGCCTGTTTGGGACAATGATACCAAAGGTATCAAGACCAATATGACCATTCGACCAACCCATTTTGTTAATGGTGGCACGGGTGAAGTGCAGCCAGTTGGAGCAGAAGAGCTGGACGCGAAAGGCAATGTAAAATGGATGGTGAGTGAATATGATTTTGAATAGCCATTCAGGATTTGGGGTTCAAGATGATCTGAACATCTTAAAAGTTGGCAAATTTAAGATGGTCATGAACATCTTAAATGGTCTTAACTCGTTGAATTTACTAAGGAATTCGGAGCGTTAAGATGATCATTGAAAGTTTAGGCGTGAACATCTTTAAGTCGTTGAAATATATAACGAATTTAAGATGGTAAGATGTTCCTCTTATAAATAAGAGAGTGCTAAAATAAAAATTTTAGCGCCTCTCTGATAACATGGGAAAGGCAATTATGAGAAAAAAGAAAAACAAGAAACTCAAAAAGAAACCTATTGCAGCTAGAGATGTAGGTACACCAGAATTGCAAATGAAGAGAGCATTGTTAGTTGGCCCTGGTGATCCTAGCTTAGCGGAATCTGCAATTGGGGTACTTTTTGCTCGTGGTCTGATCAATGAGTATCAGTTGAAAGCTGGTCAACAATACTGCAATCTCAGACGCAAAATCTTTGGTTCAGTTAACCCAAGCACGGCTGACTTAATCGGCAGCACAAGAGGTCTTGGCTTAATTGATGAGGAAACTGAGATCCGAGTTCGCAATAGATACGATCACGCTAAGAATGCTTTACTTGATTGTGGTCTCGTTATCCAAGTGGCGGTCGATAAAATCTGTATTTACGACATTATGCCACTTGCACTAATCAATAGTCCTCATCACCATCCCAAACAGCTAAACAACCTTAAAATAGGTATGAATTCGCTTTGTACGGCTTTAGGTATCTAAAGTAAAAAAATTAGTATCATTAAGATAGATTGGATAATTACTTCTTCCATGTGTTCTCACTTTCTAAACAAGGGTGTTTATGACCATGTAAATCAATCAAAGCATATAATTCAACATACTCTGCATTATCTTCATCTTCATTCATAGCGTGTGACGAATGTACTGCAAAATCTTTTCGTACAATATCACTACCACCGTCATTCTCTATTTCATCAGGAATGTATAGTTCTACTCTTGCATTTTGATTAGGTACTTCTTGTAATTCTTTTATAAGTTCTTTTACTTTCATTATACTTCCTCCAAATCATCTAGTTCTAAATCCTCAGATAAATCATCACATACTAGATCATCGGCTCGATATTCTATAACCTTGCCGTTATCATCTTTTAACATATTGCCGTCACTATCCATGCGACAAAAAGTTATCGAGTAAGTACTGATATTAGTATAGGTGTGTTCATCTCTTAATTTATCAATTTCATTTTCATTCATTATTTATTCTCCTTATTAAAAATTTCTTTTACTACCCAATTTGTAGTTTTAGGTATAATTTCATCTTCTAAAATTACAGCACTATTTAAATAAAATGCTCTATCTTCCGCATTATGTATTTTAAAAAATTTGTAATCTTCTTGTTTAGTTTTTAGATTGTAAACTACATATTTTTCTATTTCATTTTCATTCATTTCTTTTTTCCTTTCAGTTTAGTTACTTTTAATTTCTTTTTAGCAAAAGCTGCATTCGAGCCAATTCTGCGATTTGGGAGGGGTACTAACACTAAGCCCCAACCAAAATTGCTTATCCTCGATGATCTGTGTGAGAAAAATTTCATAATATTGACCTCGAAACATTGAATTCTTTGTTTTTGAAGTAAATGATACCCTCTTCATTATCAACGTGAGCAATCTCGTTTACTTGTAATTCTTCAAAAGTACATGTGCCTTTGATTGCCCAATTGGTATGGCGGTATTTTCTTTTACAGATCATATCGATTTCGGTTTTGGTTTTTTGTGGTGTCATTGTACCGCCTTTAATCTAACTTCAACTTGCTCAAAAAATGTTGGCTCTTGACCACGTTCAATTCTTTGTAATTGATATTCAATGTTTTCCATTAAACATGCTCGTTGCAGATAGCTTTCATCGGTATACCAAACTTGATCTCCATTAGAAATCTTAGCTGAATAGAATACATAATCCTCAATGTTAGCGTCCTCGTTAGCGTGAATATTAAATGCAAACGCCTTATCATTTAAAACTTTATCATTCATATCTCTACTCATGATTTCTTGTTGTGCTTCCGAAGCGGTTGCATACTTACGTTCAATGATTTCTATTTTATAATTACTCATTGTCGTCCTCCCTTTCGTTGTGGTTTATAAAATGTTCAGT